CGGTGATGGTCACCGGGTACATGACGGCGTCGCCGTTCTTGTACGGGACCTCGCCGCGGTCGGTGAGCTCGGCGTTGGGCAGGTAGATCCGGATGACGTCGTCGCCGTCGACGACGTTGAGGACGAACGAACGCCGGTCGGACGTGGGCGCCATCACGTCGATCTTGTACTCGTCGCCGTTCGCCTCGACGGTGCTGCCCGGGTAGAACAGCTCCAGGTTGGAGCCGCGGGTCTGCAACAGGGTGCACGCGAGCGTCAGCGTCGACTCCGTGCGGGTCGCGCGGACAGTGGTGGCGTTCTGCCAGGCGACGATGGTGTCGACGCTGTCGTCCCACGCCTCGATGACGCCGTCGTCGGTGACGTAGCCGTGGCCGATCCAGGCGGCGGCCAGGGTGGTGCTGCTGTCGGTGGGGGCGGATGTGGCCAGGGGAGCCGAGAACATCTCGCCGGTGATCCCTACGCGGACTTCGTCTGCGGCCAGGGACATGGTTTCTCCTCACGGTGATTGCGGGGTTACCCGGGCGCGCGGACATCACCGGGAGGGATCGGTCAGGCGGGTGGTGCGGGGCTGATCACCGCATCAGCGCGGAGATCGAGGGTGTACGTCGCCCAGCAGCGGGGGCTGTTGGTCGTGGGGTCCTCGTCCAAGCGCGGGGCCATGAACTCCTGCACCCGGTAGCAGGGCACGCCCCCGAGCAGAGTGGTGCCGGCCAGGGCCCACACCGCGGACCGCACGGTCAGGCCCAGCGTCATCGCGGCCTGGTCGGTGGCGGCCCACGCCCAGACGTCCATGCGGGCGCTGTCCCGCACGGGCTCGAGCGCGTTGCCGCCGGTGCGGCGGACCTGCACCAGTTGGGTGGGCCGCGGGTCCGGCACCCGGGAGACGACCGCCGCGGGGTCCAGCAGCGGCGTCAGGTAGGTGATGAGCAGGGCTGTGGGGTCGGGGAACGACACGCGGCCCTCCTACTCGCGGGCGGCGGACATGGCGCCGCGGAAGTACCCGTGCCTGCGCTCCACGCCCAGGCTGCGGGGGTGGACGGCGATGACGGTGGCGCCGGCCCTCGCCCGGCCGATGTAGGTGTCGGCGATGACCCGCACCGGTGTGTCCGTTCCGGAGTCGGCGAGGGCCTGCTCGTAGTACGGGCGCGCCCAGTTCGCCACCGCGACGGCGCGGCGGAGCAGGTCGTTGCGGACCCCGTTGGACTTCAGCAGGGCGTCGGCCCCGGGGCTGTTGATCTCGAACCGCTCGATGACTCTGGCCATGCGATCACCCGTCCACAATCTTCAACGTCAGCTCGGTGTGGTGCGGCGTGCTCGCCCCGGTGTTCGCTATCTGCAGCGGGTTGAACTGGGGGCCGGGCTGGCCGTCGAGCTCGAACACCATCGCCCCGGCCGGCCCCGTCCACTCGATCCGGGCCCGCCGATCGATCGGCGAATGGTTCGTCACGAGCAGCCACTTCGCCTGCAGCGGATCCGCCCCGGCGGCCGGGACCTGGGCGCGCTGGTCCTGCTGAACCCACGCCCGCACCCCGGTGGTGCGGGTCGCCCCGGCCCCGTAGTCGTAGACGGTGTCGCCGTAGCCGTCCGTCGACGTCGCCGGCGTCACCACGGTGACGGTGTGCGGCAGCAGGCGGTCAGGTACTGCTGGGCTCGCCATCGGCCACCTCCCGGGCCCGGTGGGCGGAGGCTCCCTCGGCGCCGTCCGGCCACCGCAGCCAGACGCCGTCCTCGTCTTCGGGCCCGCGGTGGTAGTGGGGGTACTCGTCCTCGTCATCGGTCGGATGCGGGTGCCGCAGCGTGCACTGCACGGTGCCGCCCGGGCCCGCGAACGTCGCGGAGCAGGGCTGCCCGGCGATGTCCGCGAGCGCCTTTCGGTGGGCCTCCTCGTACGCGTCTGCGATGTTCCTCAGACATGCCGCGAGAACGGGGCCCCGCGCCTCGGCGGTGTCCACGGTGATGATGCCGAGGGTGGCCTCGGGAGCGTCACCGACGCGCATCCGGACCGGTAGCCGGACCGTCGTCATGACGGGGAACCGGCGACGGCGTGGCGGACGAAGCAGTCCTTCGCCTCCAGGAGCTTGCGCAGCCCGGCGGTCAGCTCGGGCCCGTCCGGCAGCGCCTCGATCATGCCCTGTGCCAGGTCGTGGCACGGCTTGCTGACGGCCTGCAGGGGCAGCGGGAGGTGCTCGTACGCGAAGTGCCGCGCGATCTCGTTGGTGCTGGGGTGCCTGCCGATCAGGTTCATGCTCATCCTGTCTCTACTTGGATGGTGCCGGCGCGGCGCGGCCCGTAGCGGCGCACCGCCTTCTCGTCGGCGTCGGTCATGACCACGCTCGCGCCGGCGGCGCCGCCGCCTTGCTGGAGCTGGTAGTTGTAGGCGCCGATCCGCTCGGCGACCATGCCGGGCGTCATCGACGGGGACAGCAGTGTGCGCAGGACCATCGCGCACACCGTGGCCACCACCGTGTTGGGGATCGTGGCGTACCCGTGGTCGTAGACCACCTGGTACGTGTCGGGGGTGCCGCGGTCCCGCCAGGCCGCCGACGACCAGTCCGGGTGGAACTCGCCCCACGTCAGGTCGATCTTGTCGCGGCCGTCCCACGACCACCCGGTCATCGTCGAGGTGCTGGTGCCGTCCGGGGCGACCGCGGCCACGCTCGTCACCGCGGTGACGGGGCGCTGTGGCAGCCGCAGCAGGGCGCCGACCGGCCGCAGGATGATCGTGTCGCCGGACACCTGGGTGAAGTCCTGCCGGGTAAAGCCCCGCACCAGCGCGGACGCGTCGCCCAGGAGCGCGGGGGCGCGCGCGGCCTCGTCGTCGGTGAGGTCGCGGCCCAACCGGGCGGTCAGGTCCGCGGTGGTGGCGAGGTCCGTCACGTCGTCACCCCCTCGGCGAGCAGCGCGCGCATGGCGTCCGGGTCGGCGGCGGCGGAGCAGTAGCGGGCCCACAGGGCGCGTGAGGCGTCCGAGCCCCAGCGTCGGGAGGCGCGCTCCTGCGGCGGGTGCCACAGGTGCCACAGCGGGGCGTCACCGCGCCACGGCGCACCCGCCAGGCAGGTGAGGGCGAGCGCCCACGACTCGTCTTCCTGGCCCCACCCGGCGAACCGGCGGTCGAGCGGCACCTGCTCGTACGTCTCGCGGGCCAGGGCGGTCATGCCGCCGCCGGCGTAACCGCGGTACGGGAGCTGTACCACCGGGCCGAGCAGGGGCCCGCCGGCCAGCACCGCCATGGTGGCGTCCGGTGTGAGGCGGTGGACCAGGCCGTGCGGGACCGCCCACCCCGCGCCGTCCGCCACAGCGGTGACGGCCTGGTCGACACCGGGGCACCACACGTCCGCGTCCGCGATCACGAGCACGTCCCCGGTCGCCCGCGGCAGCGCCTGCGCGACGGCGGCGGCCTTGCACCACGGGCCGTCCGGGGCGGCCCCGGTGACGACCTGCCAGTACGGGTGGGTGCGCCGCCACCGCCAGGCGAGGTACTCCCACGCGGAGTCCCGGGGCCCGCCGTCCGGCCGCCACGGCACGACCACGCTGACGCTCACGGGGTGCATCCGGTCACCGCCCTACGCGACGCGTCGCCGCCGGTGTGCACGAAGGTTCCGGGTACGAGCTGGGCGACGCCCCGCATGCCGGCGTCGTGCGCGTGCGCCTGGGCCTGCCGCTCCCCGACGGCCGGCCACACCCGGTGGATGCCGGCGGTGCGGACCAGGGTGGGGTTGAGCGTCCAGTGCGCCTCGGGGGCGTACCGCCAGTCGCCGCGGTCGTCCCACCGCAGCGGGCGCCGGGTGTGCATGTGCCGCCCCAGCACCTGCTCGGTGTCGTGGCGGAGCCGCACCTGGTGCACCTGCGGGTGCTCGGCCAGGATCCGCCGCGCGGTGTCGAGCCACCCGGCGTGGTCCGGGGTGGCGGCCCAGTCGTCCTCCAGGTGCAGCCAGTAGGTGCGCCCGCTGGCGGCCGCGGCCTCGGCCAGGTGCGTGACGGCCTCGCCGATGGGCTGCTCGACCTGCCGCTCGATGGCGTCGAGGACGTCAGCGTGCGCGCCCAGGACAGCCGAGGTGCGGGCGTCCGGCCCGTTGTCCAGCAGGTGTACGTACGCGGTCTCCAGCAGCCCGGGGGCGGTCGCGCGTACCGCCTCCAGGGTGGATGCCAGCAGGTCGGGGCGGCCGCCGGTCAGGACGGTGACGACGACGTCGCGGGCGTCGACGGCCGGCACCTCGATGGCGCGCGGCTGCACGATGGCCATCGTCTTGCCGTCCTCGGCCATCGGCAGGCGTAGGCTCACGCGCGCCCCCGCCGCCTGCCACCGCTCGAGCGCCGCAGCCTCGCCGGGCCGGTCGGCGTCATCGAGGAGCAGCACCGCGTCGGCGGCGAGGTGCGGGCGGAGCGCGTCGAGGGCTGCTGCGCGGCCGCCGGCGCGCTCCGGTGGCCCGTCGACGAGGACCAGGTCCACGCCGCCGGGCAGCCCGGTGTTGTACCAGGGGCCGGCGGGCGTGTGCCGCAGTGGTGCGAGGCGCACGTCGACGTGCCCGGCCAGGCCCCGCTCGGTCAGCAGGTGCAGGGTGCGGGCGTGCCACCTGGGGTCGTGCTCCAGGGAGACGATCCGGGCGCCGGTGGCGGCCGCGTACTCCGCCAGCAGCACCGTGCTGGACCCGGACCCGCACTCCACGACGGTGCCCGGCCTGGTGTCCCGCAGCATGGCGTCCAGGGTGTGCGCGCCCTCGGCGTCGAGGGCCCACCCGGTCCACAGCTCCGGCGTCTCCAGCGCGGTGCGCGCCGGCCGCTCGGGCGGCGTGTACGGGGCGGCGCCGAGCAGGTCGGCGAGGCGCCCGGCGTGCTCGGCGATGGCGGCCCGGTCCGCGGCGTCGACGTCCGCGCCGAGGACCTGACCGATCGCCGCGGTGTCGGGGGCGGCGGCCACCATGTCCGGCCACAGCGCCCGCAGACGCCCCACGGTGGCGCGTCGCAGCGCCGAGCGCTGCCCCGTGGCGGGCGACGTGGTGAGGGAGCCCCGGCGCTTGTGCCGGGCGTACAGCACCTCGTCGAGGATCACGGCGCGGCCGGCGGCCAGGGCGGCGCCGGTGAGCATGGTGTCCCACCCGATCTGGTAGCCGGGGTGCGGGCCGCCGATGGCGCGCAGCCACGCCGTGGACCACAGGCCGGCCATGTGGGCGTGGTGCCGGTAGGCGCCGTCGCCCCAGGGGGTGACCCGCTCGGTCGCGGCCCGCCCGTTCAGGTGGTGCACGCGCTGCGCGGTCAGGACCACGTCGGCGTCGACCGGCTCCAGCGCGGCCAGCATGCGCTCCAGCCACTCGGGGTCGGCGACGTCGTCGGCGTCGTGGACCGTCCACAGCGGCGTACTGCACGCGGCGAGAGTGACCGCGTCGGCGAAGTACCTGCCGCGCTGCTCGGGCAGATCCAGGCGCACCAGGCGGTCGTCGGTGATGTCCGCCAGGTACGGCCAGGGGTTCTGGTCGGAGCCGTCCGCAACGACGACCAGGACCAGATCGGTGTGCGTCTGCGCGAGCACGGCGTCGACGGCGCGGCGGACGGTGTCCGGGCAGCCGCGGTACGGCATGGACACGGTGACCGAAGGCACGGCACCTCCAAGGGTTGCGCGGATGGGTGGCCGCCCGCCCCCGCCGGGGCGGCGGGCGGCCAAGGGGTCAGGACCCGTCGGAGTCCGCGAGCCCGGTGATCTTCCCGTGGGCCAGCTCGTTGCCGTACTCCAGCCCGATCTCCCCGTACACCTGCGCCTTCTGCGCGGAACCGGTCGTCGCCAGCGGCTCCACGAACAGGAAGCCCTTGTCCGGCACCAGCAGGAAGCACGGCTGGCACTGCTCCAGCGAGACGACCGCGACGGTGTCCGTGGGCATGTACCGGTTGAGCATCACGTTCAGCTCGCCGAAGTCCGTGATGATCGTGGTGACGTTGACACCACCGATCGTCCGCGACGTCTCGCGGTAGTTCGAGTCGGTGTTGAAGATCTTCGTCAGCTGCCGCTTCTGGTAGCCGTTGCACATGATCGCCGCGGTCTGCGACTGCATGATCCCGCCGGCCGCCCACACCATCTGCAGCAGGTCCAGGATCAGGTCCCGGTCGAGGGTCGCCCCGGCCGCCGCGATCGCGTTGGTGCTGATCGCCGCGAGGATGCCCCTGGTCTTGCGGGCGCTCGCGTTCGTCGCCGGGTTCTGGAAGGTCCCGTTGATGAACGTCGTCTCGACGTCGCGGGCGATCTGCACCAGGGCCTGCCTGACCTGCCAGGTGTATTCGTCCATCACCGGGTTCGGGCCGGCGATCCCCACGCTGCCCGGGTGGTTGCTGCCGGTGGAGTTGAACTGCCCGGTCGCGGCGAGCTTGGTGTAAGTGATCTCGATGGCTTCCTGGTGGATCTCCAGGACGTTCGTGACGTTGAACCGCACCCGGGACTCTGCGGTCGGGGCGTCCGCGCCCTCGACGCGCTGCCGGGTGCTGGACGCGTCCCGCAGGTCGTAGCCCTGCCACTGGAACAGGGTGCTGGTGACCTGCTTGCCGCCGGACAGCCCGCCGATCGCGGACAGGAACGGGGTGTCCATCGGCGACGTGGCGAACAGGTCGCCGACGTAGTTCGGCAGGTTGAACGTGGTCCCCTGCCCGGTGATGCCAGCCACAGTGGGCTCCTTTCAGGGCAGGGTGTCCTGCCGCTACTTGTTCGGGTTGTTCAGCGCCATCAGCTGCTGGGCCTTGAGGCGTCCGGCCTCGTCCCACTTGCCGGCCTTCTCTGCGGCGGCGATCTGCTCCGCGAGGCTGGGCTCTGGCGGGTTGGGCATGCCGCCCGGCCGCAGTTGCTCCACCGGCCGCTTCGACTTGGGCTTGCTCTCGCCGCCGGCGCCCTGACCAGCCGGGGCGCCGAAGTCAGCCAGCAGCTCGTCGGCGTCCGCCTCCAGCTCTTCCTTCGTGGAGCCGACAAGGCGCTTGGCCTGCGCCGGCGTCAGGCCTTTCGAGCTGGCGA